CATCGGTAGAATCAGTCTCTCGACTACACACACTGTCGGGTTTGAAGGCTTGGAGTATCCCATTGGAGCTCAAATTGTAACTGCAAGCAAATATGTCATTGGTACCTGCGTATTCTCCAGTTTGGAGGTCGGATTCAGCGATCTCCCTTACGAGCTGGATCGCACAGAGTATGCGTGAGAATGGAGGTGGGATCAAACCCACAGTTGCCGCTGCGACTGCTGAGCGCATGTTTGCGCGAGTGGCGAGCAACGAATTGTTCGGGGATAAAGTAGCTGGTTTTTGGCTCCGTTTGACTGGCAACCCCGAGGATGCTTTGAACTTGGTAGAGTATCGGGACTTCATGAGGAATGTCTCACAGTGCATGTTGTATGCACCAACTACAGAAGAGGCCACCAAAGAGCAGATTGTTAATGCTGCTACTGGTGATGAGAAGGTCCGTGCGATCCCTAGGCTTGTGGCGTCAGTTGTTGTAGGACTGCGCATGAAGCTTGGGTTAGATGCCATGGATCGTTCTGTCCCCGGTAACGTCCAACTTGTGAGACGTACCGCGACGCGTTTGCTCTCAGGGTATAATGTGAGGAGTGTTGATGCTGCAGCACACTTGCACCTGATTGAGCGCGCGTTCTTTGAGGACCAAACCCATTATCGTGTGTCGACAGCGCGTGCTCGCGTATGTCGTCGGAGCCGATTTGTGCGATGGTTGTTGGGATCTGAAGAAGTCAAATTTGACTTCTAGGGATGCCCAGTCGCACGTTTTGGGAGGGAGGGTAAGTCGAGAGTGCCTGAAGAGCAGGTAAGGAAATTTCTTGACACCCATCCCTCTTATCGGCTCAAAGTGGAGCGAAATGGGTTGAAGGCGAGAGATAGGAGGTTTTGTGTGTACTCCGGTCTAGGACCTGAGTCTGATTTGGGTGTGTATAACGCCTCGGTCAACACTCTTGAACAAGCTATTTTAGAGCGTAGTTTCTTTTGCGAGATTGATGGGAAGTTTGAAGAGCCATTGATTTGTAATAGTGAAGGATTCAAAACGCCAGAGCTGCAGGATTTCCAAGGACGAGTGGTTGAGTATGTGAGCAAGCGAGCGACCAGAACGGGATTGCGTGAAGTAGTTAACGCGTATTCTGGTCCCAAGCGAGCCGTGTACCAACGCGCTTATGAGAGCCTTGCTGTAGACAAACTGAACCGTGCGAAGGATCGCAGGTTGTCAGTTTTTGCTAAGTTTGAGAAGTTGTCCGTCGCGAAGGCAGCACGTGTGATTAACCCCCCAAGTGCAAGGTATGGGTTGGTCTTGGGAAAGTACCTGAAGTTGAATGAGGAGGTATATTTCAAGGCAATAAACCATGCTTGGGGGGCGCGAACATCACGAACAGTCATCAAAGGTGTCGATGTATTCGACGCGGCAGAAGTCTTAAGGGCGAAGTGGGATGAATTTGAAGATCCAGTCGCCATTGGGCTTGATGCCAGGAAGTTTGATGCGCATGTGTCGAAGAGGGCACTGAGATATGAGCACAAGTTTTACAACCGCGTGTTTAAGGCAGAGGAGCTTAGGGAGGTCCTGGAGTGGCAGCTTGATAGTGAGTCCATCGGTTATTGTTACGATGGTCGCATACAAGCTTCCTTTCCCGGGACTCGATGCTCAGGAGACCTGAACACATCGTTAGGTAATTGTTTGCTCATGTGCTCGATGATTTGGGCATATGCGCGTGAGCGAGGTTTGAAGTGCGAACTCGCGAACAATGGTGATGACTGTGTAGTGATAATGAATCGCGCGGATGTGGCGAGATTTATGGCGGATGTGGACAAGTGGTTCGCAATCCGTGGATTTCGTATGACGGTTGAGAAACCTGTAGACGAATTTGAAAAAGTAGAGTTCTGTCAATCACGACCAGTGTTTGATGGCACCAGATGGCGCATGGTGAGGAATCCTTTTACGTGTTTAATTAAGGATCCCATGTGCCTACGTCCTCTTACGACTGTCAAGGGTCTAAGGAAGTGGCGTGGTGCTGTTGGACGTGGTGGGCTGTCGCTGGTGTCAGGCATCCCTGTAATGCAAGCTTTCTATGGAAGCATGTTACGTGGAACTCAAGCTTGTTCCGACCGTTACTTCACGAATGTAGTTTGCAAAGGCAACTCATTACTTGAGCGTGGAGCACATCTGAAATCTGTTGTGAGCGAAGTGTCTGCGGACGCTCGCTCTAGCTTTGCCGTCGCTTTTGGGATTAATCCTGCGGAGCAGGTGGCGATGGAAAGCTATTATAATGATCTCACGCTAGTAGATACTTTGTCGGTGGTTGGTGGATGTTCGATTCCACTCATCGACTTGGCACCACTAGTATTTTAGATAGAATGCGAGAGATTATTGTACAACGGTCAGCGCCGAGATCGGCGCGTCGTCGTGCGACGAAGAGTGTACGTTTCCAGAACAACGGTTCGCCTGGTGCGAAGAAAACTGGAAGGAAGAAGAATGAGGAGATTACTTTGCTGGGTTCAGTTCTGCGCAATATTGGTGGGATTGGCGGTTCGTTTGCTGGTAACCTCCTGGGGAATGGAGCGTTGGGACGTTCTGCTGGTACTAAGTTGGGTGCAGCAGTGTCTCGATGGATTGGTAGCGGTGACTACTCTGTTCGATCTAACAGTCTTGTGCAAAATTTTACTGGCTCAGGGGACATCCCCATGATGCATAAGACTGGCCAGGATGCGGTGATTCGTCATCGGGAGTATCTTGGTGAGATTGTAGGTTCAGTTGGTTTTAGCGCCCAATCGTTTCCCCTCAACCCTGGATTGTCAACCACTTTTCCGTGGTTGGCCGCTGTTGCTCAGCAGTATCAAGAGTACACCTTTAAGGGTGTGATCTTTGAGTTTGTGTCGACGTGCGGGTCGGCTATTGCGTCAACGAATAATGCATTGGGTACGGTCATGATGGCGACGAATTATCGTTGCACTGACCCTGCTTTCACCAGTAAAATGGCGATTAACAATGAATTCTTCTCATCTGATAGCAAGCCATCCGAATCGTTTTGCCACCCAATTGAGTGCGACCCGAAGGAGAATCCTTTCAATGTACAGTATGTACGTGGGGGTGCCGCACCTACTGGGGAAGACCTTAAGACTTATGACCTTGGCTTGGTCACTGTCGCCACTGAGGGCATGCAAGCAGCTGTGACCGTTGGAGAACTTTGGGTTAGTTACGAGGTCGAGTTGCGTAAGCCATGCTTAGCAGCTTCAATGGGGAAGTACATCCCCGCAGCACATTATTATTCCACTACTGGTGTAGATAATACTCACCCTTGTGGTACTGCTGCATTAACAACATTGCACGATACTTTAGGTGGTGCCTTTGGTCCAGCTTCTGATCCGGTAACGTTTACGTTTCCGGCTCGCACCATTGGCACCTTCCAAGTTACAGTGAGTTGGGACGCTGCTACGGCATGCGATATGACCGCGAACCAAATACAGTGCACCAATTGTACACGTTACTTTTGGAGCCATGGTTCCTCACTGTACTACCTGAATTCGGAGTGCACGGCTGGAGGGTCACAACAATCGATCCTCACTTCGTTCATCAACGTGCCTGATTCGACATTGACCGCCACTTTCACTATTGGCGATCTGGTTACTTTGACCGGTGCCACTGGAGTCGATATCGCTATCGTGCAAGTTAAACAAGGGATGTATTAATCCAGTTGTTGAAGGCGTCTAAATCGGATAAGTATTCCTACCGTGCCTTTTTGACGAGGAATGCATATTGTGTTTTCTTTCTTACCCGCTGAAAAATACCAAAACAAAGCGGAGTGGTTGGCTTGTCTATATAAAAATTCCAACCTTGTATGCGTGACGTGTAGGCCCCTAAATGAGTTCACAACTCTGCCCAGAACAAGGTGAAAAGGTTGCCTGTGACTGTCAACTGGTCACTTGTATCGTTGTTTAGCGATAAATAGTTGACGCACATATCCTCGTGTGTGCGAAGATAGCACCACAAGTGTGGAGATCGTAGTCGATACGATTAGAGGATGACATACCGAGCGGGGATTATACGCTTGCCGTGTCATATGCTATACGAAGAACGTTGTTGTTATTTGGTTAGGTGG